AAAATTAATTCATGACTTGATAATTTATTTTTTAAAGGCATAGTATTCCCTCCAAACGAATATAAAAGTATCATGTTTTACTTTTCATGTCAACCATTTTTAAAAATAAAGTTGACGTGTTTAAAACAAAGATAATTGTTCGTTTTGAGGAAAATAATGTAAATAAGCAAAAATCTCATCAATTTTGTACATCATTTTATTTTTTTCACAAAAATCAATAAATAATTTCATATCATTTATGCTTTTGTTTTTACTATTTTTTCCATAATCTAAATAGTTAAAAGCTATACCAAGTTCTTTTTTTTCGTCATATTTTACGTCAGAATAATGATTATGTACTCTAACTAAATTTGTTGCTATCTCGTCTATTAAAATATCAATAGATTCTTTATAATTTTTTTCTTTCTTAAATTTTTTCCATTCCTCAAACTCTACATACTCCATTTTTTAATACTCCTATGCTATATTGTACACACTTTTAATCACATCAAGATTATATCATTGTAAAACTTCTTTGTCAATTTAATTTTGTCTTCTATATTTTACATAAATATTTTTTAATTTATATAAAATTTCCTCTTCTTTTTTTAGGTTTTAATGCTTGTTGTACACTTGCCTCTTTATTTGCTTTCTCTTCTTCTTGTCTTTTTATAGTCTCTTGGTATTGATCATAATTTCCAACATATTATTTTCACCTTATTTTCCAATTGCCATAACATAATAAGTAATACCAGAAGTATTAAATTGGTAATCAGATTTACTTGTATTATACCAATACAAAGTATTTCCAACTCTTTTCATATAACAAGATTGTACACTGCCATTACTGTTACTACTTGCATCAAACTCATAATTTTTAGAATAAGTTTCGGTTAAAAGTGTAAATAATGTTCGCGTATTTCTGTAACCATTAGGTCCATTAGGGAACATTTTACAACTAGTATTATCTGTATTATGATATGCTATAAGAGATACTAGGTATGGAGTGAAACTAAATGTAAGACTATTAGGATTAGATGAACCATATTGCCCATTTCCCAAATACGATAATATTTCCATTTTTACAGATGCTTGTTGTATCGTAGAAAATGCATCACTGACTGTCGCATTGCTACTTAGGCCTAGCAAAGCTGCTGTATCATCTGAAAGAAGCGTCGCTTTGTTCAGCGGCGTTCCCTCTTCAATCGGCTCATCTGCTCGAATTAGATCGTATGTATTTTCTTGTCCTTCTACCGGTGTCAATGTTACTCTTTTGGGATATCTCGATATTCTATCTTTTATGTCTTAAACCTCCCCACTGAAAAGCTCCCCACTGTAATAATAGCCTCGCTGCATAAGTTGAAAATTCTTATACGCTTCCAGTAAATACTGCTCAATTTTATTCGCTGTCTCAAACCCAAGTCTGATAAGTGCACCAGGATGAAAACTACCTGTTGTTCCAGACATTGCCCTATTTATAGACATAGAATCAGACCGTATTTGTATCAGTTGCGGCAGATAAGGGAAATCTTCCATCTTCCAATCTGTTTTTGGTGTGACATTAACCGTGTACCCTGCCTCATGCAGCAGCTCGGCCAAATATTGCTCTGCTTGTCCAACTCTGTTCATATCGCTGGCATTATAAGCACCTTTGACTACGCCATTCCATTCTTTCTTCTGCTCTGGCGTCAAATCGTCGTACCGCTTTTTATTCAGCGTTGAAATCATCCTGACATCTTCTTCTGTTCTATCAACAATAACAGGGAAATCATTCGCCATCATATCACTGTGGGTGATAGTACCTAACCAATCATTTGGATATATCTCAATGTCTTTGAAGCGCATTGGTAATCGCCTCCAAGTGTTGTGCAATCAGTAGAAAATTTTGATTGCATATTGCAACACTAAATTTCTCCATCGTTTGTAGTTTCAGCATTGGTATACTCCTCCCCAGAAAGTATGTAATACAATGTTGCAAAATCAAAAGTTGGATAGGAAAAATTGGGCTTCCCAAGTTCTTGCCAACGAGAATATGATGCATTTCTCACAGCATTACTTGATGTAGAAGGCGGGATTCCAAGTTGTCGAATTATTATAGCAGTAAATGCAGAAGTCCAAGAATTTGTAGAATCAAATCTACAAAAATCGTTGTAAATTGATGCCGCTGTACCATATTGAGAAAATGTCCCATTATCATAGACGTTTACCAATGCTGTAGTTTGAGCGGTCGCGCTATTCCTGATTTGCTTGCTTGTAAAAGTTGCAGAAAATGGGCCACAAAACCCTCTGCTACTTGATGATTGATAAGATGGATAAGCAGAAAAAGGTGACTGAAAACTATCACGAAGATAGATTTGAACTCTATGCACCCCAGCAGCAACGGTTGATACGTTCTCTTCTGGCGTTTTCCCCGTGGCTGGTACAGCTGGATAGCAAGAGACTGTAACCTTAATTTGTTCTACGTCAGAACCACGTAGTTTTATCAAATCAGTATTCATAATGGTATTCGCGTACTTATCACCAGTGGCGTTAATTCCATATGCAAAAAACTCTTCTGCAACCATAACTCCCATTACCATTCGGGGGACATTCTCCCTCCGAATAGTCGCATAGACTGTAAAATATGAACTTGAAGAATACGTTCGTTCAAATCGGTCAACTGTTATGGAATACTCGCGTTCTGAAAGCGTTGGCCCCAAAACAATATTATCATTTGTGGTATATGCTGCTCGAACGACACAGCTCTCTGTCATACTGCCAAAATCTGCAATATCATCCGCATTTATCGTCAACTCCCTGATATCATTGACTAAATCCGCATATTTCCCATACGACGTCGGTATGCTATTATCATCTTTCACCCATGCCAAAAAGTCATAGCCGGCATGACTGGTCAGCTTTGCCTGAATGGGTTCACTGCCAACAAACGCATCGATTGCCTTTTGCGCATTAGCTGCTTGAGTCTCTGGATCAGATGCCTTTACAAATGCAAAATTGCCCAATAATTCCCCATCCCAGTCATAGGCTGTGATGGAAATGATGCCATCTTGTGTTGAGTCCCAAACTGTATTCTGCATCAACTCTGCGTGGTTGACTGCATCTTCAACTGCCTTGAAGTTCCGGTTAAAAACCTCTATATCATATCGGTCTTCTGGATTCAAATACTCGATTGCCATATAAATCCCCCTAAAGCGTTGCTCCGATGGCCTTTGTAGTCTCTGTCAAGCCACCGTTAAACTCCATCGTATATTCATATACTACGGCATTACCCGGCTCGTCATAGGCATTGTAAATCGTAATCGTATCACCGATCTCGACTGCAGGATTTCCACGATTAATACAATCGTACTGCAATCGATATTGTTTTACCGCCAAAAGCCAGTCTGCAACAGCTTGTCCATTGTATGCGCATGGATTTTGTATTGAAAATGTATTTTTCCCGGTACCGGATATAAATGTTTGGTCGCTCTTGGAAAATTCATTCCTCACTGTCAGCTCCACACGGTCGATTTTTTCTGACGTGCCGATTCCATCCATAGCTTCCATATTGTCTTCTGTCAGCGTATCAACAGGAATATCTGTCATGGAAAGCTCTCGAAAAGTAAATTTCCCATTTCTATCAAACCAGCAAGAGCAGCAGGCTGCCTGTGCTAAAAGTCGCAATGCCTCACGTTTTGAAGTTTCGACCGGAATGCAGCGATTGACAATTTTAGAGGCAAGTGATGCCGGTAGATCTATCTCATATTGTGAATCTAAAACAGCAGCAAGTGCTTCTTGAAGCGTCCACTGCCCTGTAGTGCCACCGTCATAAGTTTCGTTATCAAGCCAATAAACCGGGTCATGGGCAGTGATTTCCGCCGTCAATGCGCCGTCTCTGGCTTCCGCCTTTGTGAAATAGTGTGTCCCCATGTCGACTTCTTCGCCGCCGATCAACACTTTGGGACGAATCTCCTGGCCATCTTGCAGATATTTATAAATCCCTTTCGGATTTACAAAGTTATACTTTTTATCCTGGTTTTCAATTACAAAGACAAGCTCCCGCGCCGGTAGACTTTCTCCATCTATCGCACACCCAGCTTTGAATGTCGCCGTCACCAGATTGTCGGCACTATACTGCTGCACGATACCAAACAGAAGCTCGTAGAGTTTGATCCTTCTGTAAGGCTTGTCTGTTTTCAGAAACTCAAAGACGACCTTGTCATAATTTTCAACCGGCATATCTGCCGCTAAAAAATCACCAGAGTTTGAAAATATCTTTTCTGCCAGCAGCGTCTCTCCTTGATAGGCCGTTATCTTGATCAGTGTCGGCCAGCATTCTGCCAAATCATCAAATTGCAGAGAAAATCCAATGCTGGAAGCAGGCGCTGAAAGAGTCGCGGTCAGTTTCGGTGGTTCGGAAAACATACAGTCAGGTCCCGATAAAGCCGAACTCCAATATCCGATATTTCCGTTTGTACAGCTCCAGCTCCCATCCAGGATCCACAGGTTCTTTTCAAGTGTCTGTTTTTTGACAGAAGCGTGATGCTCTTCCTGTAAAATCGTCTCCACATTGCTGATAGATTCTACCCCATTGTGTGTGAGCGAAGCATTGTCGCTTGCATCTTTATCGAGCAGCCGGAACGATATTCTGACGTCGACTCTCCGGCTATCAGGGTATGCCTGATAAGAACTACTGGTCTGCTTCACTCCGCCACCTGCCCTTCCATGGAAAGTGTGACATTATGCCAAACCGGGACACCACCAATGAAAGAAAATAGGCCCAAAGTGGGATATGTAACGGAAAATATGCCGTTTTCATCTCCGGTCGGTGCCGGATAAAGCACCGTAAAAAAGCTGCCGCTGCGAAGCAGTGTCAGTAAATTGGTGATCGTATCGGCAGGGACAAAGTCCCAACTGGCTAAAATGGTTGGCCGGTAGCCCGTGACATCTTTGACGATTTTTCCGGATGCCATTTGCTTGGAAATTGCCACTTCTACAGCGCCGACTTCGACCGCTTTCACTTTTGGCATTTCTACAGTTATAGTGCCGTTTGTTATAGCAATCGTTTGCCTCATTTAATCACCTCTCTGTTTTTTCAAATCTTTTATCGGATCATAAACCACTGATGCAAGTTCTTTCCCATTTTCTAATACAAGTTTGATTTGTATCGGCGCTTTGGAAGGCTGTCCAGTCTGTGACATAACGCCTGCAATACCGTTGACCATAGCACTCACAGCTTCCTGCCCCTGGTTTCTGCCGGAGGCAACAGAAAAATCCGACGGAATGGATCGCGTAAGATATGCTTTTGCCTCTTCTGCCGTCAAAACTCGTTCTCCCTGGTGCAGCTCTGCCATATAGCCATCATACGGAACAAACGGAAGGCCGCCGGCATGGGAACCGTCGACCGTAGGTTCTTCCGGATATGCAGCTGACAATAATCTGGAGATTTCATCAGCAATAGATCTCGCTTTGGCATAAATCTCTTGTTCTTTGGAAGATAATCCATCCAACAGCCCTTGCCCTGTCTTTTCACCACTGGTAAAGGCCGTATCTTTCATTGTATCAAGCGAATTGCCTAATTTTTCATTGTACTCTTCTTCCAGAGTCTTAAGTTCATTGGCATAAAACCTAGCCGAGATTTCCTGTGCAGTTTTTTGCTTTTCTTCCCAAAGGCCATTGTACTTTTCAAAGTCTTCATCAGACATCTCCAAGAGCTTTTTGCCAAATGCCGTAGCCTCATCAACGTCCATTGAAAGAATTTCCTGGAGTATTCCGTCACTGACGCCCTACTCTTTCAGCATATCCAGGACATCGCTGTATTCCTCGATAGCGTCTGTCTGCTCCTGCAGATCTCCTAATGTGACGCTACCGTCGTCTTCAATTTTGAACAGGTCGCCATAGTCTGACATTTTATCAGCCATGTCCTCCTGTTTATCCTTAACGGCATTCAGTCTGTCCTCCAGTGTATCAATCAGCTCATCAGTCTGCTTCTCCCAGAGCTCATTTTCTTCATCTGACAGCTGTTTATCGTATTTGAATATTTCCTCTGTGATCTTCCGGTATTCGTCCAGATTTGAGTCATCTGTCAGATATTTATCGCGGTACTCTTGCAGCTTTTCATAATATTCTTTATCACTCAGCAGGTCCATATTGCGCTGATGGTCCAAGTCCTTTTGGAGCTTCTTAAAGGTTTCGGCGTCCTTTTGAGCCTGGGTCGTCATTGCTTTGGAGGCACCAGCGGCGGCAGACACTACCGGCGGATAATTGCCCAGCTGGTTTATCGTTTGCTCCAACACCGCTTTTTGCGCTCGCATTGCTGCAATCTCTTCTGTACTGGCACCTGCAAATACCGCTTTAGCTTCTGCTGCACCTATATATGAATTAGCTGCCATAGCAGCCTCATATGCTTCTTCCCGCAAGGTCAGCTGTGCCTCTTCGCTTGCTATCTTGGCATTGAGGGTGGCAATCTGCTCTTCAATTTTGGATTTTGCCAAATTCACATAGGCTCGCTGGTCAATGGTCACAGCTCCGGACTCTTCGTCAATAGCCAGAGCCGCCGCATATCCGGCGTCAATCAGTTGTAGCGTTGTGTCAAGACTGAGTGAACCGTTAGACTCCTGCTCTTTCAGTGCGCTGGACAGCATATCATTAGCTTTGGTAAGACTTTTGGTCTGTTCCTCCAGCTCTTTCTGGGCCTTTTCCAAAGCTTCAGCACTGTTTGCAACTTGTTCCGCTTGTTCAGAGTTGCTTTCCATGCTATTAGTTGATGTATCAAACGCTTCAATTATCTCATCTACTATCTCTTTCGCAGAGTCCATTTCTGCCTTTGCTGCTGCAACGGTTTCATTGGATTCATCTAATGCTTTTTGATACTTATCAACTGATTTGCTGGCTTCAAAAATTTCTAATTCATATTCAGAGATAGCATCTCCTAGCTCATAGTATTCATCTGCAACGGCACGTCCTTCTGCTTGAGCCTGCTCGTATAGCTCATTGCGTCGCTCAATGGCCGCATCCAATCCTTTTTCAGCTGCTTCTCTTTTCTGTTTTGCCTCTGTCAGCTTGATCTCATTTTCTGCCGCATCCTGCAAGGCCTCTCCATACTTCTCATACAACGTATTAAGATAATTCTGATACGCCTGCTGCTTTGCATTTTCTACCCATGCCGCAGTATTTTTCTCCAAGGCTTCGGTGCCACCATTGATCTTATCAGTCTGCAGGTCGATTTGATCCGCAAGCTCCGGAATAGTCCTTGTGAGCAGTACTAATGTATTGTGATATTCTTTCTGCTGCTCATCCGTTTTCAGACCTGTCGCTTCCAGTTCTTTCAGCTTATCAATGTACTGCTCTGCTACGGCTGCGGTTGCCAGAGTTTTAGTTTGAGACTCCTCCAGTGTCTCTTGAGCTTTTTTTAATTCATCGTTAAAATCTTCTTGCGCACCTTTGGCTAATTTGCTTGAAGCAATCCAAGAAATGAGTGCCGCCGCTGCACTGCCTAACACAGAAATCAGTGCTGTAATGCCATTAGACTTAATTGCTGCATTGAGGGCCAGCTGCCCAGTAGTCGCGCCGGCTTGTGCAGCTTTTAGTGAGAACAATGCCTTGATAGCACCGCCTAATGCATTTGTAAATCCACCTGTAAGTTTCAGCGACGGTCCAAGTGCTGCCAAAAACAAGCCAACCTGTACAACAGCTTTTCTTGTTCCCTCGTCTAAATCCGTAAAAGACTGAATCAGCTTTCCAAGATTTTGAATAATTGGCGTCACGATTGGCAACAGCTCGCTGCCAAGGGTTGCCGCCGCCTCTTTTAAGGACTCCTGCAGAATGCGAAGCTGATTTGCTGTGCCATCTGACGTCCGGGCAAAATCGCCTTGAGCATTGGCGGTCATCTCCATAACATACTGATACCGCAGCGCCACTTTTTCCGCCTGGTCCATTTGAGAATAGGTTTCTTTGAAGCCTTGAGACATCGCATAGTTGCTCAAATTTGTCTCGGTCATTACGACTCCAAGATTCTTTCAATTATGTACCCTCGGTTTCCCGATATTTATTAGGGGTTTAGACTATATCTTCCTCTCAAAGAGAGGTCTGGCGCTTCGGACAGTGCTAATCTCTGCCCTACTTCCTTTCGGAATAGTCTTTACACCTTCCGGTCAAAGACCGGCTTGGCACGGTATTCTCATAGTTTGTCTTTCACTTATGAAACAACTAACTTTAGAGTCCACCGTTAGCAACTATACAATTTGCATAGCCACACCGCTTTTGCTTGCGTTCACCAGATTGTTTTTGCTACAGCTCACGCTATAGCCGCCCAAAGATTCAGGCTTTCAGTTTCGCCGGTAAAAATTGATTTTAGAGCCGTATTAGCTGTCTCTATGGAGATATTCTTAAAAGATGCCAGATCAGCAGCCAAGCTCACCAGTGACTTTGACATCTCCGCTGCTTTTTCATCGGTAAAGCCCATTGCTGTCGCCATATCGCCATACAAGGCGGCCATATCCAAGGCTGTACCCTTTGCCAGACCTAAAGATGTCAACGTCGTATCTGACCACTGCTTAATTATATTTGCGGAATCTCCAAAGGCCACCTCGACCTTGTTGAGCGCCTCGTCGGTATTGCTGGCATAGGAAACGGCGGCAGTTCCAGCCGCAGTTAGAGGAGCTGTAAGTCCCACTGACAGCTTATTTCCCACGCTATTCAGATTGTCTGCTGCAGCAGAAAACTCTTTGAATCTGCTCTTGGCCTCTACCAACGCTTTATTAGTCTTTTCAATGCTGGACGTTAAATCATTCACATCACGTTCAGCACGATTGACTTTTGTCTGCCATTCCTCCACACCACGAGCCGCCGCGTCCTGATAAGATTTCGCCTGGGCCTGTGCTTTTTTATACTCTTCCAGCTCCTGCGTCAGCTTCTTCTGCTCCTCCACCGTATCGCCGGTAGAATCTTTCAGTGCAGCCAGTTTTCGTTCTGCCTCTGAAACCTTTGCACTATATGAAGCATAAGAGTCCGCGTGCTGTTTCTGTGCTTTTTGTGCATTTTCCAGGGCCAGCTTCAGCTCTTTAAGTTTTTCTCGCTCTTTGTCCTGTATCTTCAAAAGAGCGTCTTGTTTTGCACGCAATGCCTCAACAGAGTTAGCATCATCCTGATACTGGCTTTCTACTTTTTGAAGTTCGGACTGCAGAGTTTTCAAGGATGAATTGATGTCGGCAATCGAGCGTTTATACTCTTGTTCTCCCTCAATGGCTAATTTTGTTGAAATTGTCCTTACTGCCATTGCTCCGGTCCCTCCTTTCTGATCTCTCGGTTTTTCAGCTCCAAAATATCAAATACAATACCTGGTGCCAGCCACAGCGTCTCTGCTGCAGTCAAACCAAGTTTGATTCCGAGATTCAAATACTCGCTCTTTTTCAAACGCTCGTTTTTTTTTGACTCAATTCCAACAAGACTAGGTCTACATCTTCGTCCGATTCTATTTCTCTGCCGTAGCCTGCCATGATTGCCTGCATTACAGCAGTACGCATCCCGATCACATCTAACGGCCTCGCTACCGCTCTGATTTTTTCCAGTGTTGGAATCGGCTGCTTCTCATATCCAAGCGCCCGTCTTGCCAGCTCTCCCTGTTCTGCCAGAATTGCCGTAGCTTTGCAAAGCAACTCAAAAGAGTTTTTCCCAACTGTCTGTACCGATTCCATCAAATGGCTGGCACCACTAAATTGTTCGTCAAACTCAAACATTGCAAAGCCATTAAAGACAAGATAGTACGCTGTGCCATCCAATTTGTACTCAATCGCTTTCAAGGAAACCTCCTAAACTAAAGAGGGCGTTTCCGCCCTCTTCTTAAGATGCATTTGTCGTTTTCCCTAGTTTTGTCTCACACCAAGTAACGGCAGCACTTTCTGTCTCCAGGATCTCGGTCTGCATCCATACCTCGCTGTTGCATTTCATAACAGTAAACGTGGTGCTGGCCGTCTGGAAACTGATAGAGCTACCTCGTGTAGAGGCATTGTCATTGCCCATCGCCGCCTGGACCTTGGGGAAGTAATATCCCTTATAGTAGGCCGTCCCAGTCTTATCCCGCATAGGGACGTAATATGTCAAGCCGCCATTAGGAGCCACATCCCCGGCAGAATATGTCACGAGACCTTCTGCCGACGTTGCGCCGAAAATAACCGTCGCCACTTCATCGTCAAGGCCGTCTGTCTCCAGGGACAGAGAGCCGTTGGAAAAGTCCGTGACTTTAATATTCAGCGCATCGTCAGAGTACAACTCTCCGCTGGCCTGATTCACGGTCAAGTTGCCGGTAATCGCCTCGCCAATCGTCACGATCTCTGTGTCATAAGTCGGCAGAGCGTTGGCTGGCTCTGTTTTGATAACTGCAAATTTAGGCAGTTTCATGCCTGTTTTTACCTTGCTCATTTAAGTACCTCCGTTATAATTTTTTTGATGCCAGATAGCTGGCGTATACCTTGGCAGCTGCATCTACTGCCTCGTCTGCGCACGTCTCATTTGCCGTTTTGATAAAGGGACGTGCTTTTTGATTGGTTTTTCCAAATTCGTTGATAAAGGCAACTTCTGCATTTCTGATCCCTTTGGAATTAACTCCACGGGGATAGACGTAGAGAGCACGACCGCCGTTTGCTGTTTTTTTCAGTTTCCCATGCGAAATAGAGTCTAATGTGACGCCCGTGCGATGCACGCCCATTGCAAGGCCCGTCTGCTTCTGTGCTTTTTCCACGACAGCCGCCTCTGCAAGCAGCAACTGTTCTACCGTGTCGTCCGATAAGGCGGAAATCTCATGCAGCCCCGCCATAAGCTCTTCGATCCCGCTGAAGTCAAAGCTAGCCATCTTGGTCTACTCCCTCGACAAATTCAAACTCAAAAACGTAATGCTGCGAAACTTCATCAGAAGCGTTTGTCACATCCGGGAAAGTACAGCCCGCCTCAAACAATGCCTGTCGTATCTTCCTCTTCTTTCCCAGCGGATTGACAGCAGCGCCCTTTTTATCCGTCCAGGGCAAAAACCAATGAAGCTGGCCGAGATACCGTATAGACGCCGGAGCATCGTCGCCAAAGCAGGCCGGCAGCTCGGAATACTGAAATGTACAGTACTCTGAAGCTGCCGGCTTCCCTTGCGGCTTGTATAGATCAGGAACACAGATCGGCACCAGCGGTAAAATAGCTGTCCGTATCACTTGATTTAGGCTCATGTCAGTCCTCCACGCTCAACTTCTCGCACCAAATCTCAATGTACTCGTGGCTGTCGTTGTAGTCATTGAGATAGAGTATTTCATACAGATCCTGCCGATACCGAACAATCATCCGCCGGTCCAGAGGCTTCTTTGTAAAGCGAATCAGAAACCGTGCTTTGATCTCCGAAAAATCTGTGTCGGCCTTTTGTATCTCTGTACCGCTTGTCCGGCTGAATTTTGCGCGGCACCGATGCACGACTGTCTCGATACATTTAACGCCATAGCCGTCCTGATCCGGGACCGTTTCCCGCTTCAGAATCTCAATTTTCTGTTTCAGCTCTCCGGGATTCACATTCATACCAGATTCCTCACATGAAGCCCCAAAATGCTCTCTACGACGCGGTTGACTGCCGTGTTCTCTACAGCAAGCGTGCGGTTGTCAAACATATCCTGGCAGAGTACCAGATAGGCGATGGAAAAGTCCTCGTAATCATCCAGGTCGGAAATACCCGTATAGCTCAAAATAAACTTTTTCGCTGCATCCATAACGGCCTGCAGCAGACTGCTGTCATAGTCGCCTTCCTCCAGCCGCAGGTAGTTTGCCACATCTGTCTGCTGGATCTCACTGATCTTCAAATGCGCACGCTCCTTTCCGGCTTGTATTATTAGGATGCTGCCTTCTGCACCAGCACAGCCAGCTTCTGATTGTCAGTTACCTTGCTGTCAAACTCAAACCAGGAAACGACGCCAATCGCGTGCATAGTCGAGTATTTCTCGCGCAAAACCTCTACAGAGATGTTCTCCCGCATATTGACAGAAAGGCCGGAATAATCGCCGTAGAGCACCGTCTTTGCACCTGCTGCCAGCGTCGGCATATTGTCAGAGAGATAGACAGGCTTTCCCAGCAGCCGGTACGGAAATTCTCCAGTGATGTCATCCTGGAGCAAATAACGGTTATTGCTGTCCTTCAGCTTTTTAATGGCCACAAAGGTATCAGGATGCATAGTCCAACAAGCATTGGCCTGGTAGACCTGCTTAACTTTAGACTGCAGATCGATGAGCTCATCTGCTGTAATAGCCGCTGCGCCAGCAGCAGTCAGGCTCGTAGTAGTGTCCAATGCGCCGGTCGCCTTATTGGCAGTACCGACAAGCAGCTCTTTTTCCAGGAAGGAGGCGATCTCCTCTGCCATCTGATTGACAATAAAATTCACCACAGAGAAAGTACCGTTGTTCTCCACACTCTTGCCGATCAGTGTCAGAGCGCCTGCCAGATAACCGGACAGGTCTACAGAAGTAAACTTGCCTGCATCGGCTGTGATTTCTGTAAATTCGTTCTGATAGCCCACAGTGATGTCATGGGTATTGTTGGCCTTGCCCCAAACCGGCACCTTCAGCGTACCTTTGACATTATAAATCGTCGCCTTTGCCAAAATCGGGCAGCGGTCCTTGACGGCCTTGATAATGCGATTGGCAATGGACGTCGGGATAATAGCGCCGTTGTTGGCCATTGTCATATTCTGTTCGCCGGCACGCAGC